AGCACGAAATCTCTATTACGACGAATTTGTCGACTCACCGGCTCACGCCGGCACTTATAAAGGAGAGTGAATTTAATTCCTTAAATTGTCATCCTTCAACTGTTTCGAAGTACTCATCTAGCCATAGGCCAAATGGTATTTCAATTGCTTCATTAACTATAACAGTCAACGAAGGCGTTTCCGTAGGAACGGTTATGAACTCATGGTTAGGACTATCACAGTCGTATTCCACTTGATCATACCACTTGACCCAATTTGTATGTGCTTCCCTGTTGTTAAACAGGAAAGGCGTCATACGGCTAGGGTTAGTGCATTCACTGGATTTATGTCCCATAAGCTGTAAAGCTTGTAAGACTCCAGGAACGCCGTTTACTCGCTTCAGTTTTCGTTTTTCAACGAGACTTTGGCGTGGCTTATCGGGCGAGGCTACACTGGAGATCGATTCAACCTGATTCCCTCCTAAGAGGAAGCTAGGAACAAAAGATCGCCGTAACTTTAACCAATACGGGTACACTGCACTATCGCAATGACCCAACCCATCATCACTCCATTTACGGAGTGTATTAAGGAGCCAAACGACACGGTTAACCGAGTCGATAGCTTTCCGTATATAAAACGGTGATACATCGATACCCTCAAAATAATGTTTACCGCAGGACTCCCGAAAGGGGCCTTCAGTAAACGTTTTATCGAGGTTTGTTTCAAAACCACATGCACGTAACGTTGATATAACATTACTTGATGCATAGGTAGGAACAATAATATCGTCACCATATACAGAAACCGAATGGTCGAGTCCCCTACCGCAATGGCGGGGGTCAAGATCTACTACTGCACGCGAAATCGCGAAAAACAGTAGCGACTCTAACTCGAAAGTATAGCCGTTACCCATAGTGCTATGCTTTTCCCATTTGACAATTGATTGAACATTATTGTCGAACGAGTTAACAAGACCGTAGGGCGAACGTAAGGAGTTTAACAGTTCATACCATTCTTTAGGTATCAACTCAAAAACGAACCTTTGAGAGATAGAATCCGAAGCAGCTTTTAAATCTATAGTTGCCAGACGTCCAGTCTGACTTCCGTAGAGAGCTAACTTTTGATTCACACATTGCTTATTCAGATTTACACCATCACGGAGTAAACGCTGACGAATGTGTTGACCAACGCCG